CTATAATATTCTGGTATTAATCCAGCAGCGTTATTTGTCATCCAATCTATAAATCTATTTGTATAAAACTGTGCTGTAGTTCGAGATCTTTCTACTAAACTATCAACGTGTTCTTTTGTTAGTGCTGTACTATTTTCTGGATTCTTAGTATATATTCCACCATTAGCAATATTAACACCAGCATAAGGTAAATACTCGACCATACTCCAATGTAGTAGCATTGGTTTAATATAATCATTTAACAAAGCTAAGTAAGGATTTGCTAGTGTACCAGCAACTATTTCTGCTTGTATTTTAACATATAAATCAGTACCTAAATAATTTTGTATGTGAATATCTTGTGCTTGGTTAATAAATGGTAATAGTTTATCATTATCAATATTACCATTAGCAGCAGTAAATACTGAAATATCGTGTCTTGTTACAAATAGTGCTTTACTCATTTATTTTTATTTAGCTATATATACTGCCTATTCTAGAAACTTGTATGCTTAATTTAGAAGATTCGTCAAACATTTTTTGTATTTCTGCTGGAACTTCTGCACCATATTCATCTAAAATTCTTCTCATATCCATAACATCACTTCTTAAAGTTTTAATAAATGATTCATTTAATTCTGCTAATTTATTTAATTCTTTTTGTCCTTTTTGAAAATCTTGTTCTATTTTTCTTTTAAACTTTACAGAACTTGCTTCGTTATTATAAATTTTTTGAAACAGTTGTTTAATCTCTTTCTGTTTGTTTAATTCTATTCTTTCACTTGCTAATTCTACTTTTGTAGTTTCACTTAGTTTTTCAAATACTCTTCTTTGTGTTCTCATTTTAATTTATTTTATTTTTTATAACTTGGGTGATGTCCGTTATTTGGCATATTTACAGGTGCTTTCTTTGCTTGTTTGTGCCCTCTTGGTTTTGCCTCATAGCTTTTTGGTATTTCTTTAACCACATCGTAATCTTTTAAATCTCCACTTCCTTTTTTGCCATCTAATGCAGCATCTAATTTCATTTTATAAAGAACTTGTTGCCATTTGTGTCGGCAATAAACCCCACCTTTAAATTTAAACAGATCGTATTTTTCATTATTGTGCATTGGTAACTCAGCAGCTTTAAAATTCATACTTCTGCTTGCTTTGTCAATATCTTCTAATCTGTAAACAACACCTCTCTTGCTTCTTGACATCATTTCTTTGCAAAAACTTCTACTTTCTCCACTTTTACCCTTAGCACTTGCTGTATTGTATTTGTATCTTACTAAATAATATGATTTATCAAGTTGTGAAGATTTATTAGGATCGTTTTTTATTGGCGTATCACTTTTAACCGCTTCGGCTAATTGTATCATATTCGATGCCCAGTCATCTTCGTTCATATTATCATCGCTAAGATCTCTAATATCAACCATCTCGTACTCTTGTGGGTTAATTACAGATCCTTTAAGGGATTCTAACGCTTCCAATAGTAGTTTATTACTATCTTCATCTGAAATGCTCTTAGAAGCCATTATTTCAAGCTCTGTGCTGAAATCATCATTTTCTTTAATTCCAGTTTGTTCTTCAATAGCTTCTTCGCCTTCTACATTCTCTAAGTCCATAAACTCAAGCGGTTCAATAGTTTTAAAGTAAAGATTTAAACTAATATCATTTACTGCTAAAATTGCATCTAAGCTATCAATTAAAAGGTTTTGATATGGTTGTATTACTATATTATTAAATAATCTTGAAGCGTTCTCAATTTCATCAGCATTAGAAGAAAATCCATTTGCTGAAGATAAACCAAGTAATAAAGGAGATGTTACTCTGTGAGTTAACATAATTTTTCTTGAACATTCTGTACTTAAATATTCATAGTGTGCTGGCGCATCTGTTAATGGTATATCCTCAACAGTTGTTTTAGATTCTGCATTATTGTTAAATGCAATTATTACCTTTTCACCATAGCTTCCAGTAAGTTTTTGCATTACATCATTCTTAATAGCAAGTTGCTTTTCCCTATCTGGAACACCATTGTTAAAATTCACAACTTTTGTACCACTAAAACCATTCTGAGTATCATTAATTAAGAAACAAGCAATTTCATCTTCTAATGTAGCATACGATGTGTTGTAATCTGCTGGAGAATAATAGTAATATCCAGTTACATATCTTTTAATAATATAAATTTCGTTTTGTGCGCCACTACCAAAAACAGGAAACTTTTTTAATTTGGTATTTCTGCTAACTTTTGTCCAATCTGGAGAATAAAAATAATTTTTGATTTCTCCTTTATCATTCATTTTTTCAGCTCGTAACGTTTCTCTTGGAAAATGTGTTATTGCTGATATTTTATTTCCATTATAAGTAATCTGGAAACTTGCTTCACCTAATAATTTTAGATCTTGGCAAACATTTCTTAAATCGTGTGGTTTTACTAAACCCCTCATTTGTGCATACTGCTCTGGCTTTTGTGCCGAATCAGTTGCATCTAATCCTTTTCCGTATATTTGATTAACAATACCATTAATTACAGCATTGTTTGTTGTACTATCCATATAGGCATCAATAAGACCTTGATAATAGTCGTTATTTTCACCTATTGAAACATAGTTTTTATTACGTTCTTCTGTAATAGTTGGTCGTTCGTATTGATTTAATTGTACTAAGTGTAAGTTATCCATAATATACAAAGTTGTTATCGCCTGTACTTTGCTCTATATAAACACCATTTGAGATTTGGTAATCTGATAGAGTTTGGTTAGTACAGTACATTTTATCTTTAAAAATTATTGTGTTATCAGTAGTATTTGTGATTGTAATAGTATAATAGTTGTTTTCTTTTAATATTGTAGGAGCTCCAGCTTCTTCAATAAGAAGATATTGGTAATAATAATCTAATTCCTCAATAATCATATTGCTATTTGTAAAAATAATTTTATTTTGCGCCTCAGATTTAATATCAATTTTATATGTTTTAACCATATTAGGATAAGGTATTATTGCCTCTCTTGGTATAAAGTTAATGTTTTTTGCTCCAAGTACTGGTTGTATCTGCATATTTTAAAATAAAAAAGGGGAGGTTAATCACTCCCTCCCCTCCAATCAAACATATATTATGAATCACACAATTATTTAATCGCGTCTTTTTTAACTATTAGTTCCTACAGTTACAGTAACAGTAGCAGAACTCATACCAGCAAAAGGGTCAGCAGCAGTACCGCCACTAATAAAATTGGCTGGTTGTAATTCTGAACCAGTTAATGTTAAGCTGTATCCACTTAAATCACCAAAAGCAGTTCCAGTTGCTATTGTGCCACCAGTAACTTCTAATCCGTGTTCTAAACCACATAAGAAGAAATTTCCATTTCTATCTTCTACACAAACGTGTGGTCTTCCATAAGCCATCAGTTTTATTTCCTTATTATCTTCTTTAGATAATTTTGGTAATGTTAAAGTTAATGTTTCTTCAAAGAATGTTGTACCATTCTCAGTTGAGGATGTAATAGCAGTTTCCAAACTATTTGTTCCTTTTAAATCATATTGAAAAGCAGTAAATGTACCAGATAAATCTGTAATCTCATCATCGGTTTTTGTTACAGTTCCTAAATCGCCATAATCAACGAACCAAGCTCTAACAATACCACCGATTACATCTTTACAAGGAACTTTTCGTCCTTTTGTTAAATCGCAAGCCATATTGTTTTTTTAAATTAAGGGAGCATTTCAACTCCCTTGTTATTATTTAATTCTTAAACGTGGTAAAGAACGATATCAGAACCAATCCCGTAATTTACAGCACTTGTATATCTCATAACAACTCTTACGTTTTGAGAGCCATCTAAGTCAGACATATCAAGAACTTTTACTTCGTTCATATCGTTTAATAAACCAGTACCAAAGTAAAGATTACTTTTTTGAGCAGCCATTGCTGTATTGTCATTAAGACCATTAGCAACGAATAATTTAACACCATCAAAAGAAAGTGCGCCATCACCGTACCACATATGTGATTGTGCATTTACACCACTATTAGTAGCAGCAAATCCACCTAAAGCTCTTACATAAGCTCTTGCAATGTTTTGTGAAATGTAAATATGTACATCTTCTTTTCCGTAAAGTGAAGAAGGTATTGCATCAACAATTTTTCCTAATTCACCAACAACTGTAGTAGCATCAACAGCAGCTCCAGCAACATCAATTACATCTGTATCAGCAAGTGCTAAAGTAGCTAAACCATCAAATTCTCCAGCATTAGTATCAACACCTTCCCAAATGTTTTTCTCAGTTTTTTCAGCAACTAAACCAGCAACGTGTCCAATAATAAAATCAGAGAATTTTGGTGGTAAGTTGTCAAAAGCAGAATATCCCATCTGAGCAGCTTCCCAATCAGATACGAAATCTTTTTTACAAAACTCAAGATTTACTTGAAATTCTTTAGGTTGTAATAATCTTTCAGTTAGTGTTACTTGTCCAGCAGTTCCAGTAAAATCACAAGATGCATCTCCTATAATAGATGAAGCAGTTGTAACTTTCTTCATTGTTGACTTATATTTTATGTTTGGCATTACTTCAATGCCTCCTTTGTCAATTGTATTAGCACTTAATAAAGCTGCACTTAGGTATTTCCCAGCGAACTCTCCAGCATAAGTGGAAGTAATTGGTGTATTTAAACTATTTGCCATTTTTTTTTATTTATTAATTATTGTTAAAAATTTTATCAAAAACCCTATCTTTCGTTGTTTTAATTCTGTTTTCAGAAATTTTAAAGTTTATTTTATTATCAACTTCAGCTTCAGGATTATGTTTTACAGGAGATGGAGCAACAGCAGATAGTTCTTCTTTTGTGTCTTCTATTACTTCTTCCTTCATTTCTTCTTTGTTACCCATTTTGTCCTCTATCATCGCTTTAATTTCTTCAACAGCAGATGTAAATTCTTCTTTAGTAACGTATTTCATTTCTTCTTTTTCTTCTTCTTCTAATTCAGTTTCTTCAACTTCTTTAGAATCATCAGATAATTCTTCTTCAACTACTTCTTCTTCAGTAGCATCTTTAATACTGTCAATTAAACCTTCTTCAGTAATAACTAAAATTTTGCCATCTTCTAATTTATATTCACCAATAGGTAAAGCAACTTGCTCATCATCAGTTTTTATAAATATAGATTTTCCAGCTTCAAAAGATTCTGCAACAAGTACAGTACCATTTTCTAATTTTATCTCAGCCATTTCTATTTTATTTTCAGAAAGATTAACTTTTTCACCAACAATATTTTTTATCTTGTTTAGTATTTCGTTTGCTTTCATAATTTGAGTATATATACTATAAACGATTTAAAACCTTTACTGTTATATTTTTTTGCAACTTTTTTT